AATCGTAGCAGGGATAGAATCAGATACACCATCGCCTGGTCCTTTTAATAAACGACCACCGTCTGAGTAATCACCTAAATGACCATCCATTAATCCACCACGTTTAGCTTCTTGAACAATTTGTTGTTTAGCTTGCTCTTCTAGCATCTGTTGTCTTTTAGCTGCTGGAGTAAAATCTAATACTCCTAATGCACCTACAGGTTGTAGCCCAGAAGATATATCATCTTTTAATGTACGCTTTCTCATGTCTTTCATCATCATATATGCCCTTTGATCTGGACTTAAAGTTGCATACTCTTGTTCATACTGAACAATTCCAGGACCGCCCATAGCATCGCCTGGATTACGAGGTAGAATAGGGGCAAATCCTTCTGGTGTTGGAGAAAGTAATTCAATACCTTTATTCATATTTTCTAGTGAACGTAATTGTTTTTCAATATCAACCTTACCTTTTGATTTATAGCGATCAATATTCATTATGCCACCATCAGCTGCGCCAAAAGGACGTGCCGTATAGTCTGGATATGTTGCTGTGTAATATGGGTTAGGTTGTGTTGGGAATGAACCTTGGAAATCTTTAGTAATACGTTTTAATCCAAAAGGATTTTCTTCTTCTTTAGTTACAGGGTTGTATGTTGGCGGTTCAAGAGCAGAGAATAATAATGGAGATGCTGCGCTAGCTACATCCATTGTATTTTCTTTAACAAACTTCATTGGGTCAGCTTTTACAGCATCCCATCCTCTGCCAAATTGACTTGTATTGGCTTTAAATCCTTCTGAGGTGTACCATGGAGCCGCTTGAGATTGAGAGCCTGTTTTAATTGCATCTGCAACATTTTGTGCTTGAGCGGCAGTATTTTGTTGCACAACATCCATAGCTTTTAAACCAGTCCCTGAAATTCCAGCATTCGCTCCAGAATATGCATTTGTAAAATTACCAATGCTTGCGCCTGGACCAAGTGTTGTATTTGCTAATCCGCCTACGCCAGGAGCAAATGAAGATGATAGTGCTCCAGTACTTGCATTTGTTACTAGAGCTGGATTAACATAATTTTCTGCAACTTCAAGTGCTACGTTTCCACCTGTGTGAGCTGCGTTTTGAGCTGCTGACGCACCTGCTTTTGAAATATCAGCACCTAGTTGTTGTCCAGACCATGCACCAAGACCAGCCATAATACCTTGGCCGATGTCACCAGTAATTGCGTATGTAGCAAGTCCAATACCACCAACAAGTAGTGGAGTTGGTATACCCATTGCTGCACCAGCAACACCAAGAACAGTAGGCACAATAGCATCTAAAAAGCCAGCTTCTGGAAGTCCTGTTTTAGGGTTCTTTGATAATGGCTGACCAAGATGGTCTAAAGATAACTTATTAAGAGCCTTAAGCTCGTTAGGAGTCATGTGGACTAGATGGGTATCTTTTCCACGACCTTGGGATTCTAAATGTTTGGCGGCTAGGGCTAGACTCATAATTTCACCATAATGTTAATATTGACATTTTAAACTATTTCTACTAAAAATCATTGCTTTTATTATATAAAAGCTGATACAAATGTGATAGATCCTATCGCTGACGGTATGGCAGGTCTAGCGTAGGGAACGGTTTGGGCGACATCGTGATAAATATATACCCCATGCAGGAATACTAAATGAAGTAGAAGAATTAGCAAGATCGATATTATTTACTCTAATCCAAACTGTAGCATCATGTATTGCATTATCAGTATTTACAAATTGAAGGCTATATCGAATGGTATACACACCTGAAGAAATTGCTGTTGCAGATCCTGGTGCGTTTAATGTCCATCCTGATCCTGAATCTAAAGTATTAAATTTAATAAGCGTAGGAGTATTGTTACCAGTTGCTATTTGATCTGTAGAATCAGAAGCTGCAATGTGTGGAAATGTAATAAGTGATCCACCATTAGAGGCTGTAATAGCTCTAGTAAAATTATCTAGCTGATTAAAATAAAGACGCAATACGTTTGAATATTGATCTTCATATTGTTGAATATATTCTGGCGTTGCATTTGGTAAACTTGGCGCAGCTGTTGGTCTTAATTCTAAATTGGTTGGCATTATCTTTTCCCGTCTGCTTTAACATCAATACGAGGTATACCTAATTGCCATGCTACTCCCAATCCTGTTGATCTAATTTCAAAAGACAATTGACGAGCCCTAATACGTGTATAAACTTGCCCTGTAAATTGTGGGATAGTATATTGAGTAATCGTTGAATAGTTTTGAGCACTTGTTACAGTATCTACATCAGATCCAAAAGGTGCGCCACCAGCATTTTGTCTTCCAAACAGTGTCATTGTAACAGAGGGATTATTAACACTTGAACCATTAAAATTGACATCAGGCAACATACGCCATACAAAACCAAGATGCTCGCCAGCTTCAATACCAAAGTCAGATGATTGGATATAGGCTTCAATAGGTTGTGGACTTGCAGTAGAAACATCATCATTACCTACCTCATGATATAAAAGTCTTCCGTTGTAATCAGCGGCTACTGGATTAGGTTGAATACCGTATTGTAGCCAAGCTGTTCTTGCCATAGTGCCATATGTCCATACTTTATCTACATAGTTATAAATAACATAACGATCTACTGTAGTGCCTGCACTATTTTGTGAAACATAGAACCACCATACTTCGTTATAACCTTCATTAGAACCAGCAAATATTTGGAATGCTTGTTCAGTGTTAATATCTTCAAATATAAATTGACGTAATGAACAAGGGAGAGTAGAGACCACACCAGTATATTGATAGAACTTATCTTTACCCATCCAGTAAGTTACGTTATTTACTGTGACGGCTGCATTAGGAGCCATGATAGATATATTGTCCATTAACACTTGGAATGACCATATATAAGGATATCCAATGTATTGCATTGAATATAGACAAGAATTAGTCCAAATTAAAATTTCTTGACGAGTTGTAAGTCCAGTTACAATATATGATCCATTAGCTAAAGTAAATTCACCAGACTGATTAGTAGGTGCTGGTACCCATTGGTATGGATTACCTTGATCAGACCATCTTACAATCATAGGATTAAATGTTGTATTAGGTGTTGCAGGATCATAAGTGTTAGATCCTAGAGCTATTAAGAATTGTTCTGTAGCAGATGTTAAAATTTGATTGGTTGTTTTTGGTACATAAGCACCATTAAACCCAGCTGCTGTAGATAAGGCAGATAGATATGATCCTCTTACTGAAACACCAGTTAAATCTAACCAGTAGAATATGGGTCCGCCACGAGGAGCATAAGCTAAATTAGGGCCGTAATTATCTTGAGACCATAGTCTTAATTGTTGTGAAATACCTGTAGTAAATCCAGTACCCCATCCACGATTAGGTGTGACAGGAATTCTAACTACAACTGTGCCACCAAGTCCAGACGCTGTAGCACTTGCTGGATAGGTTTGTGATGCAAAAACTGTTGATATGGTATATTGGTTAGCGTTGACTACTGTAACTTGAAATGGATTTTCTAATATAACATTTGAAATGCCAGATACATTATTTTGTACTGAACTAAAGTAAATCCAATTACCTGTTGTTAAACCATGCGCTGTTTGATTAACGGTTACTGTAGTAGATCCATTAATAGTATCAAAAGGATTAGTAAGTGTAACACCCGTAGTAGCAATTGCACCTGTCCAATTACCAGCACCCCAACCTGTACCAATGGTTACAATATCAAAACCTACTGGATAAGCAAATGCTAATGTAACTGTACCGCCACCCGTTGCTGTAGATGATGCATTTGATGCCGCTTGAATTGTAAATGTGGTAGTAGAAGGTACTGTTTTAACTACATACTCCCCGCTGATTGTTAATCCACCTACAGGTGATGTTGTAGTAATCGTAACGTAATCACCAATCGCTGGGTTATAGTTACCATCTGTAATAGTAACTACATTAGATCCAGATGTGGTTGCAATTGGATTAGCTGTTAATTGATTGGGAGGGGGTAATGCTGTACCATCAGTTTGAACAATTGGCGTAATATCATAGTAAACACCGCCAAAAAAGATATAGTATTTAAGATTAGTACCTACAGCTAAATAACTTGATACGCCATCGGTATTTGTCCAAGTCCATAATGAACGAGCTACACCATCAAATTGGTCTGGATCTACTTGTACCCAACCACCAATCTTCTCAGCTTGTCCTGAACGGAAACGTACTTTATCACCGTCATAGAAACCACCTTCATTAGAATAGTCAGTTCCTTCACGGTTAATTCCAGCTCTATATGTTAATTTTTGTAATGGCATTATTTACCTTCAAAAACGCTGAAAGCATCCAAGACCCAAATTAAAGCAAAAGCTGACAAGAGCGTCAAACTCAGATTGTCTAAGAGGCACGTTAGGTAGCATCTTATGTACTCCCAACTCAAAGCGGTTGAGGTCTGACTTAAGAATTCCATCTATTTCTTCTTTCGTAAAGGTCTTGTTCCAAGATTCAGGCAATGATTTACCATCCCCAATAAGGTGACCCACACCAACAGTCCAAAGCCCAGCAGGACAACGGTAGGGCCTATTACGAACGCCTTCATGATGTTTAATAAGTCTGATACCACGTTCTGATACTTTCACTTATTTCTTTTCCCAAGTTCTTGAACCAAAGTAAAATCCAATAATAGATGCTACGATAGCCATTTCATCTGTAGAGAATACTTCTTGTGAAGCTATAACAAAGTCAACACCAGACCACATAGCCCAAGCTAATGATAGAAAATTAATAAGCACTAACTCGCCTACAAAGATAAAGGCTACTACTGGTCTTACCATAGCGTTCCAGTTCTTTACAGTTTGAGAACCGCCTTCTACTAATTTTTTATCGTGGTCATATAAGGCTTCACGTTCTTGTGCATAAGTTTCTGCATAGGTACCTTCTAATTCAATCGCTGCAATCTTTTCTTGCGCTACAAAACCTTTCTCTGCCATAAGCAAAGCTTGAGCATTTTGTAATTGAGCCATTTCACGCTCATGTTTTTGATCTCCCTTTTGTTGGAAGAACTGAAGTATATTAGGTAAGCCCGCAGTAGCGAAGCCAAGAATTGAACTTAGTATTGATAACATAATTAATTTCCTAGTGGGTTAGTAACTGCTTTTTTAAGAGCTTTCATATCTTCTTTAACATTAGCTACAGTATCAGCTATCTTATCTTGGGATGTTTTAGCTA